TAGTTATACTATTGCTAAAGAAAATAATTTTGGCGAAATGTCCCGAAATTATTCAAAATGCCCGCACAGGACCCATATTTCTTTCGATAAAGTCTTTGAGGTATTCTTCAGAATACACTTCTTTTCTGCCTTCATGCTTCTTGGTAAATACATAATTATCGATTTTCTTGGTTACTGACCATCCATCATTAATAGCATTATAGATAAAGGCCATTTTCTTCATAGTATGAAAATCATGACATTGATCATCATCAATATTCATTTCAAGAGAATCTCGCTTGCTCATTAACCTTAGTTTCGAAACAAGAATTGATATTTTAACGATAAAATAAGCTTTCTAATAATACCAAATTAAACACTAATTAAGATTGTCCTATATATTGTAATGCCTACGTTCAAGCCTAAAAGTAGCAAAACTATACAAGTATGTGCAAAAAGCACAACGACTCTGGATAGTAAACATCGTGAGATATTAGAATCCATTAGTCATGATGAAGATGTTGTTTTGCCTGAATTAAGAGGGAAACGGAAGCTTTTAAAGCGTCAAAAGAAAAGGGAAACCAATATTGAAAAAATATTAGAAATGGATGATAAAATTGATGAAATTAATCAACAAATAAAATTAATAAAAGTTGCTAGAAAAGAGTATTATTTAGATAATTCTAAATATGTATTTGAGTATTATGAAAATAAAAAATCATCAGCAGCAGGTGAAGGTAAATCAAAAGTATTAAATACATTTTTTGGAATAACTCCAAAACCTCGTGTTAAAAATAAGAATAATATGTCAGATGTGCAAAAATATTTGGCAAATGTTGATGAAGATTTTCTTGATGTAAATAATTATGTTGTTCAAACAGATATATGCCAAAAATGTCACCAAGGTGAGTTAGTTGCAATAGATCATGAAGGAGTATTAGTATGTAATAAATGTTCTGCTACAGTACAATTCTTAATAGAAAATGAAAAACCTTCATACAAAGAGCCACCAAAAGAGGTTTGTTTTTATGCATACAAAAGGATTAATCATTTTCGAGAGATATTAGCTCAATTTCAAGCAAAAGAAACTACACAGATCCCTGATGAAGTGTTGTCTGACATAAAAAATCAAATACGTAAAGAAAGAATTACACCAAAACAACTTACTAATAAAAAGGCAAAAGAGATTCTTAAGAAATTGGGATATAATAAGTATTATGAGCATATCCCTTTTATCAAAGATAAACTTGGTATTAAGCCTCCGGTTATGAGTCCGGAGTTAGAAGAACGTCTATGTTCTCTCTTTATGGACATACAGCAACCTTATGCGAAATATTGTCCCGATGACAGAGTTAATTTCTTAAACTATTATTACACTGTTTATAAATTATGTGAGTTACTTGAGCAACGTGAGTTTTTACCATTTTTCCCAATGCTAAAAGATAGGGAAAAAAGAATTGAGCAGGATGAAATATGGAAAAAAATATGTGAAGAATTAGATTGGGAGTTTATCCCTACAGTATAATTTATGTGTCCTCATGATTTTTTGATAGAGATAAATTACTCTTCAACGAATCTAATATTATATACCTGTCACAAATAGTTTGTAGTTCTTTTTTTACAGTTTCACATGATAGAGTGCCTTTTGAAAATAAATAGTATTTTTCATTTTTAGTTTTAAATAGTGCTAAATTATTATTAGTGGTTTTTGCCAAAATAAGGCATTTATATAAATCGTCTGCTTCTAAACATAATTTTGGATATACATTTTTTAATATATTATACATTGTTGATTGAATAACACATGCGTGGTTTAATGACCATTCACTCATTTCTTAGTTATTAATGACTTAGAAATGATGATTTAAAATATGTCGCACTTACCGTGGGAAACCCACAAGGTTGCCACCAATACCAAATCCTGCGCCTGCGCGAGCATTCACAGCCATAGATGGCAGATAAGTGTCCATAATACTGAAAGTAGCCGCTGCAGTAAGTGCAATCAACGCAACTTCATCTAACTGCAGAGAGCGTTTTGGAATAGCAAAAGCAGCAATAGCAACCATCAAACCCTCGACAAGGTACTTGATAGCGCGCTTAAGAAGTTCACCGAGATCGATTCCCATGTTCATTATAGTTTAACATCAGAAAAAAACTTTCAATGCGGTAGAAGTTTAAAAAGGAAATACTTACAATTAATAAGAATGGCAACAAGACCAAAAGAAGTTCCTGAGGGTGTAACCACCCGCCTTAATAACGATGGCTCTATTAATCCTAAATACGTTGATGTATTGGATGAAGATAAACCTATCGCTGGCCAAAAGTTTGTTTGTATTTCATTTATCTCTCCTGGAAAAATACTGGAGGACAAAAATCTTTACTTTTTTAAGCAATTCCTAAAGAGATGGGATATGCAAAAGTCTTTAGAAAAGTTCACACAGTTTCTTAACTTTGTTTCTTTTAAACATGATGTTCAGTTTGATGCTTTAACAAAGGATCTTGAAGATTTTGTAAAAAGTGAGCGTGATAATCTTTTTTCAACAACTCTTGAAGATGAATATAAAACGTTTATTGATAATAATGAAGATAAAATGCAGGTAGATTACGATAATGATAACCAGTTCCAGACTAGTACTAGAGGAGTGAAGGTGCGTGGTGTATTTTCTAATCAAGGTGAGGCTGAGCTTCGAGCAAAAGTGCTTCGTGAAGCAGATCCAAATCATGATGTATTTGTAGGACCGGTAGGATTATGGATGCCGTTTGATCCAGAGGCATATAAAACTGGTCGTGTAGAGTATCTAGAAGATGAACTAAATCAATTGATGCACGAAAAGAATAAAAATGAAGCTAAGGCAAAGAAGGAGTTCGATACCCGAGTTAAAGAAGCTAAAAAGAAGGCTATTGAAGATAATAAACAAAAAGCTCTGGAATCTGGTAACAAACTTACTCAAACAATTGATAACCAGGGTAATTTAGTAAGTGTTAAAGATGTCTCGACATTTGATAACAAATTGGATGAAAATGCAAGTGTTTCAGATATCCGCAAGGAACTGTTTGAAGATAAGAATGTTGTTACAGATAGAAATACTGATCATGGATTATCTGAATTAACTTCAAATACAATTGAATTGAATGAGAGTGATGTTCCAATGTCTGAATCAAGTGTGGAGGGCGCTAGCAATGAGTTAAGAAACCAGAATCTTCAATTACACAATACTACAGAAAGTGATGCACCAGTTGATGTAAATGCAAACCCTTTTGTAGATGAGGCAGACGACACTGCAGATGATCTTAGTGCAAGTACGGCAAATCTAAATCTAGATTCCACTACTTCGACGAGTGATTAAGTGAATAAATTGATTTGAATATAACTATATAACATGTTAAATATATAACATGACATATAGGTGTAAAGCAGAAAATTGTAGGTGCAAGATTAGTCTTACACAAGAGATAACAAATAAATGTAAGTGCGGAAAATTGTTTTGTAATAAACATAAAATGCCAGAACAACATAATTGTACATATGATTGGACTCAAATACAAACTAATTTTATAGAAGATAACAAATGCATAGCCAAAAAGGTTATTGATATTTAATATGTTAAATATATATGATCATATCAAAGCGCAATATATTTTTAATGATGGTTTTGATAATGGTAATTATTTATATTATACAGTCTGTTAGAATTGGACCATTTGCTCCAAGATTCTGTGACTTATTTGAAGGGGAATCTAGTAATAAATACGCAGATTTAGTTAGAAAACTTAATAGTTATAGTATTTGTAAAGATACACAGTATGATGTTTTTGAAAAATATATATACTGGAAAGGGGAAATTATTGGAGGGGTTATTGACAACATTCTAGTTTTTAAGGGCAGCGATACAATACAAGATTGGCTTTATGATTTAACTCTTCATAAAAGTAAGCGTCTTATTAGTAATATTGAACTAATTTATGATGAAATTAAGGAGCGTGTTAATACAGTAATAGATGATTATAATGTAACTGCTATAACTGGATGGTCACTTGGAGCAATTATTTCATGTATGTGTGCAGTTGATACCCATCATAAAATAGATAATGTAGTGTTATTTGGACTACCTAATATTTTTACAACTGATTTTGTTGAATTGTATAATTCAAAATTAGGAACGAAAACGCAAGTTTATAATAATCGATTCGACATATTTGTAAATGCTTTTGGTTATGGAAAAATGCCTCATCATATTAAGAAAACTATTTGGATAAATCCTCCAGTACTAGAAAGTCATAAACTTTTAACAAAAGGATTGGGTCATTTTCATTTGAGTTATATGAGATAGTTTATTAGTAATTATATTAACAATAAACTATTTACCATTTACTTCTACCTTTACGAACATTAATTTGAGGGCCTTTAGATTTCCTTGAGTTATTAGGATCCCATGGTTCAACATCTTCGTCGTCACTATCTAAACCCTTTGATAATTCCCAAAACTCTTTTGAACCTAATTTAAAATCTGCTCTCTGCTCTGCTTTATACCAGAAAATCTGATTTTGTAATTTATTTGATTTTGAATTATTATTAATTACAAGACATTCATAATTTTCTGTGCATTGATCCATTATTTGTGCAAAACTTTCGAATGTTGGAAACATACCAGCATAATTTTCCCATATAATACGCCGATTCTTAATATAAGGCTCACGAAGTATAAAAACATAATCGATATTTGTTCTTAGATTTGGTGGGATTCCTAAAGGATATTGCATTGTAATAATGAGCATTATCTTCCAATGTCTACCATTCATGAATAATAATCGCATCATTTTATCTCTTGTCCAAGAAGCATCGTATAAACAATCATCCAATATAACAAACGCTCTAGGATCAATACTAGATTTTTTATAATGTTCTATTTCTTTTTTAACTTGCTTTAATACTTGTCTTTGTCGTTTCAAGATATTCTCTATTATAGCAGTATTATATTCATCATGAATGAATAGTTTGGGCACATGTTGACTATAAAATCCATTACCAGCTTCTGTTCCTGATATAACAGTGCCTATTGGTATATCTTGGTGATGAAATAGTAAATCCCTAACTAAAAAACTTTTACCTGTATCACGGCGGCCAATCAACACTATAACAGGTCCCTTATTTTCATCGGGAGCAAAACTTATATGACGCATATTGAACTTGCTCAATTCTAGCTCTGTTGACATTAACTGCTAATTAGAAAAGATTTATTTAATATCGACGCATAATTGAGTTTAAGAAGCTATTTATTTTTGTAGTTTTCTTCTAATGGAGTTCACTTATAAAAAACAGAACAACGCCAATTTGTTTAGTAGCGTGGTTAATACTGAAGGTATGAATGTTTCATGTCCTCAGAATTATATTCCACTATACAGTCGATTTTTTTCGCTATCCACAAATAATTTTGATAGTATAAATCTAAATAATGCTAATACTTTAGTATCGGTTGACGAAAAAATCGATGAAAATATTTTCATTTGTTCCGTGGAGACTAACTCACAACTTAAGCAGATGCCTGTTTTTTTCAAGTACAGTCCTTTGTTAGATCCAACAAAATATATGATTGGAAAATATGATATTAGCGATAATACACTACTTGAATTACCTAATCTAGATAACAATTCGTGTCATAGTAAAACAAGCGATCCAAATAATGCAGCTTATGTAGATGGTTTTTTTACTTATTTAACCAGTCAATTGCTTCATTCGCATTCTTTTGTTCACGCTTTAGACTTTTATGGATCATTCTTAGCTAAAAAAAATAATTACAGATTCAATATTGCTGATGATGTTGATTATTTAAATGATTCAGACTATTTTCACAACAACAGAGGTAAACTATTTGAAATAGATAATTCTTTTGCAAACGGACTTTTTAATTTTAATACTCGAAGGAACAAAAGTAAATTGAATCTAGGCGATGAAAATATGGGCGGTAGTGTTTTAGAACTTAGTGATATTGCTGATTTAAATGAATTGGAATCTATCTTTACTGAGAATACTCCATCTGATGTAGATGTTTCAGGCAATCTTCCAGACTTATTGTTCTCAGTTAATTTATCTGACAAAGGTGGTGGCAAAGAGAAAACAAATGGCAATGATAGTGATTCTGATTGTTCTTCGAGATCATCAGTTACTGATGGCAGTGATGATGATGATGATGAGGATAATAATTCAGATTCTAGCAATGAATCTGGATTTTCTACCGCAAGTGAAGATATGCTCTATGCGACTCTTCCACAGTTTCCGATACAGGTAATTGCTTTGGAAAAATGTGCAAAAACGTTGGATTCATTGATTGTAA